AAATAAAAAAAAATGGTTGAGTTTGAAAAAACTTGGTCAAGAAATTCTTTTGGCATCTGATCAAGAAACATATGAGCTAATCAAAAATGCAAATTGGTTTGATCGTGAATTACGTGCATTTGAACTCTACAACGCCGAGAAGAATCTTTGTGATGAACTCATGCATTACCACTTTGCAGATTGGTTAATCAACGCATGCGGCAAATACCAAGCACGTGAACAAGCTAAAAACTCAAACACTGGAACACGGGTTCGAGTCCAGCAGGGAGAGTCAAATACACTCAGTTCAAAACAAATTTACTCATTTGCTCAAAAGCTTTCTATTCATCCTGAATTTGCCAGCAAATACGCTGAAGGTAACGAAAGCTATGAACAACTTGCAGCACGTATCGCAGTAAAACTCGCAGATCCATCACAACAGCAAAAATGGATGTCTTACCTCATTCAGGTTGGTTTTCAATCTAAAGGCAAAGGAGAAGCAGCATGAATAAAATTTTATTTGGTGATTGCCGTGCTTTGATGAACAAAATGATTGAAGAGGGGGCTAAAGCTCAAACTTGTGTAACTTCACCACCTTATTTTGGATTGCGTGATTACGGGGTAGATGGTCAATTAGGTTTGGAAAATACTGTAGATGAATATGTTCAAAACATGGTTGAAGTTTTTCGTTTAGTACGAGAGCTGCTGCATGAAGATGGAACACTTTGGTTAAACCTTGGTGATAGTTATGCAGGTTCTGGTCGCGGCATGACTCGTACTGGGTTGAATGACGGGAAAAATCCAAAAACAAAGGGTTTAGTTTTACCAAAACAAAATGCAGCTCAATCTAATTTGAAACCAAAAGATCTTATTGGCATTCCATGGAAAGTTGCTTTTGCACTACAAGCGGATGGTTGGTATTTGCGTCAAGATATTATCTGGCATAAACCGAACCCAATGCCTGAAAGTATTACTGACCGTTGTACCAAAGCACATGAGTATATTTTCTTATTCAGTAAATCACGTAGATACTATTTTGACCACGTAGCAATTAAAGAACCGGTTGCAGAAAGCTCAATCAAAAGACTATCCCAAAATCTTGATCAACAACATGGCAGTACTCGTGCCGTGATGAAACATAACGGTCCAATGAAAGCCGTTTTCTCGAGATCTTCACGCGATAGTTTTAAACGTGAAAACAGCAAGAGAGCTGCTGTTATTCCCAATCAAGCATACGGAACACACAGATCAGAAAGATCAGAAAGCGAGTATGACTTACTTACACGTAATAAGCGCAGTGTTTGGCAAGTTTCTACAAAGCCTTACAAGGGCGCTCATTTCGCAACATTCCCAATGGATTTAATCGAACCATGTGTATTAGCAGGATCTCGAGTTAATGACGTTGTATTTGATCCGTTCATGGGATCCGGAACAACAGCAGCTGTAGCGCTTATGCATAAGCGTCAATATTTAGGATGTGAATTGAACCCTGATTATTTCGAATTACAGCAAGAGCGTTTATGCAAAATCATGGAGAAATCTGCATGAACAAATTCGAAATTTTAGGTTGGGCCTTACTCATTTCTTTTTTTACAGCAGCAATTTGCGGAGCTGTGGTTTTGTGGTGGCAAGCAAGAAAGGAGGTTGTTGACGAATGAGTTCAATGAGCCTTGCCGATTACCGTGCAACACTCCCTAAAGCCCAAAAGGCTAATAAGGGTCGTAATAAGTTTAATGCTTCTAAAGTCCAACTAGATGGAATGACCTTTGATAGCGCCAAAGAATACAAGCGGTATATCGAACTTAAAGCATTGCAACAGTGCGGTGAAATCTTTGGTTTAGAGCTTCATACTAAATTTGAATTGGCTCCAAGCGTAAAAATTGAAGGAGAAAAAAGAACAAAGCCAGCACTTAGATATTTTGCTGATTTCACTTACTACCTTATCAATGGCGAATACATAGTCGAGGATGTTAAGTCCGTTGCAACACGTAAATTGCCAAGTTATAGAAACAAAAAGCATTTGATGAAAACAGTTCACAACATTGATGTAAGAGAGGTTTAAAACCAATGAATATTAATATTGAAGTAAAGCACGGTGGTTTTTCACTTCTCGATTTAGCACAAAAAACAATGGATGGTTTTAAGGAGGATGTTGTAGGAACTGGGATTAAAAAAGGTGGTAACAACCCAGCAGCGATGATGATGCAAGGTATGTCGCCACATGTGACAGCATTGTTGTGGGCAATGGTAAGAAGTACTGAAGTAGGAGACCGTCATTTTGCCTTGCTACAAAACTTTTTGGTTAGTGAGGTCCGTTTAGTAATACAAAAGAAGAATATTAAATTTACTAAAACAAAGCCAAAGGATGTTGCAAAAGGCGTATCTCGTTCCGCAGTTACTCAATTTTTATTTAAACGCCGAACATGTCCAAAATGCAAAGGTCTAAGATTAGAAAAGGTGGGTGAAATTTATAAACCTTGTTCAGTGTGTCGCTTTGGACTGGATAGTTACACGCAAACAGAAAAACATAAATTATCAAAACTAGAAGTTACTAGACAAACATATCTTCAAACATATTTGCCAATAGAATCAAGTGCTACTGAAATATTGCTAGATTGGTATATGGAATTAGATATGTATTTAAGAAGATACTTTAAATATGAGGTTGAAGAATATAATTTATGAGGAGTCAATTTGACTCCTCTCACAAAATTTATACTGGAGAAGAATAACCTAAAACTGCAGCCGTTTTTTCTATAGCAGACTTGCATGTCGCAGTTCCGATTATAGAAGCATATGTTACTGTTGTCCCAGCTACAGCACCCACACAACTTACTGAGCTAACCAAAATAGAGATTTTGTTACGTAAAGCTTGTTTTTCGGATTCTAATAATTCTGGATCATTATCTATACTCATTGAAATGCCTATAGTTGGATCGATTGCAGCTCCATACATGTAAACATTTTTAATTAATATAGGCCATTTTTTTGAAATCACTTTAATTGATTCTGCACTTAGATCACCTAAGCTTAAAACCATTGATGAATAAGGGCTTGTTTGACTTTCATATAATACAATATATGGCGCTTTACCTTTTGGATTATCTCCCAGAACTCTTTTTATCTCAGTTTGAGATGCTGAATAATCATATACTTTATCAATGAAAGTACTACATGTAGCCGGAGTGTTAGGGATTGGCAATTTAGCATCTTTAACTAACATATATGTGATAACTTGATCATCAAGATTAGGGCCTTTATCTTTTTTAATGACTTCTTGTGCAAAAGGTAAATCCATAAATCCTTGGCATAGAGCTAAGTTTTTAGCTCTTTTAGTCATATGTAAGAACTCAAATTTGTTTGTCATTAATAATAGTGCTCTAGGAGCCTGATTATTTTGGGGATAAATATTTCTTAGATTATCGGAAAAAGACCTGGTGTAAAAATCTTTATTATCTGCTGAAGGTAAATGACTTCCATCCGATTCTGTTTTCCATATTGTTTCCTCTACCATGTTGTATTCGAATTGTCCCTCACCATTTATAGGATGATAGATAACATTTTTGTTTACACCACATCCTGAAAAGCAAATACATGTGGCTAAGGTTAAGTAAAATGTTCTTTGGATATTTCTCATGAGATTCCCCTTTTTTGTTGTTTTAACTTTTTAATATTTATAATAATTAGACGTCTTGATTAAAAAATAGTCAACAAGTAGCTAATAAATAATTCACTTGATTGACCTGCAAATTTAGGGTACATTTTTCCCATACTGGAAAAGTGTACCTAATACCTACCAGACAAAGTTTAAGAGCTCGCCAAATGGTGGGCTTTTTTGTTGCCCCAGCCTTTGGCATTGATTTAATAGAGTCAGCACATCATGGGTGCGTAAAGGGTTAGACAGGCAGAAATGTCCATAAACACAGCCGCTCATATGTGGTCGAACATGAGCAAAATAGAAAGCCTACATCTGTAGGCTTTTTTGTTGTCTGTAAAAAGACAGCGCGTGAGATGCAGAAACCTACGTAAACGGTTTGAATCCAATCTGATTTCGTCACAGATTGAGTTAGCCTCAGAGCCCTAAGTTGTGGGTGACACCCCGCCCAAAGCGAACGAAAGACACAAAAGCAGATTAATAGCTAACTTTGAGAAGTAAGTAGTGTTAAGTAGCAGTAGGCCACAGTACTGTTATAAAGCTGTGGCGATTCTGGAAGATTAAACCAAGTCGGTCTACGGGTCGCTGTCTTGAAAACCGTTAGCTTTAAATGGCGTGTGAGTTCGAGTCTCACATCTTCCGCCAAATTCTGGAGGTCACATGCTCCGAATCATCAAGCAAGTATTCTGTTGGCATTGTTGGGAACATGAATTGGATTACAACAAAGACCCAATAAAAGAATGCAGAAAGTGTGGGAAAATAAAAAATTTGCTATAGCGAACAATAACTTATATTAAATTTAGGTGTTGAAATTATATGCTAAATGCATCATTATGAAGACTCTAAAATTGATATATGGTGTTTACCTATGAGTGAGTTCAAAGCAAAAGATGTGGTTAAGCATGTTAATTTGCCTTTTGACTGGAAGGTTATTAACTCAACAAAAGAGTGGGTAAAGGTTGAAAGAAAGAATGAAGAAGGGCAAAGGATTGTTGAAGAATTCGCGCCTGAATTTCTGGAACTAGTTTCTAAGAGACCAAGTTTTATAATGGGTCTCAAATAGGCAGATTTTAATATGTAAAAGCCAACAAACACCTCCTTCGGGAGGTTTTCTTTTGTGCACTGTTGCGGTAGAAAATAGATATAAAACAGTTGGGGGAAATCATAAAAGGTGTAACAAGGTAAAGTTTTTTTTATATAATTTAGAAATTAAATTAAATATTTGAGTTCGAAATTGTGAGCGAAAAAACTAAATTTACAACTAGAGAGTGGATACTTTCTATTATAATAATGCTAATTATTGAGGCATTTATTTTTTGGGTTGCTTTTCAATTTGCAGGAAATAGTAGTGCATTAGGATATGTATCTTTTGCAGGAACTTTAATTTCAATAATTTTGGCTGTGCTTGCAATAGGCTATACTTATGTGGAATCACAGCAACAAAAAAATTCTAGTGCAACTTTTGCAACTCAACTTGATTCTCTGGTAAAAATTAAAGATAAGTTACAAATACAAGCTGAAGCCTTAGAAAATATTCAAAATCTAAAGAATGATATCACTGATTTTAAGGCAGAAGTTTTTGATCATTTTTCAGAAACTAAAAATAAAATTGAATCAAGTAATGGTTTTATAAAACAGTTAATTGATGGCGGGGATGATGAAAAGAAAATATTAAATAATATTCAAGATTCAGACGTTAATTCAAGATTATTTGAAAGGATGTTTACTGATAATGAGATGAATATATTTAAAATAGGATTTGTTATTGCTTTTGCATACATACAATCTACAAGACTAAATGATCCAGATGAAGATATTTGGAAATACATGAAAAATGATTCATACTTAAAAGAATTGTTTAACAGTAATAATAGTTTAGCATTTTCATTGTATGCTACGGCACTAGTAATATTTGATCTAAGTACTAAACTTCAATTAATAAATGGCTCGGAGATTAATTCTAAAATAAGAGATAGATTAAAAAAATATATAGAAGATTTGAAGCATTCTAATTTAGTTAAGGATGAGGAAATTTTAAAAAATTATATTTTATCAATTGAAAATTAATAAAATATAATGAGCTATTAATTTTTTGATTAACATTGTTGATAAGCTCTAAGTGTAAAGAATAGTCACCCATGCGGTGGCTTTTTTAATGGGTGAAATATGGACGATAAAGAATATTTTTGGATTACCCGGAAAAAAGAACCTAAAACCAAATCCAAATCCAGACCTCTACCTAAAGCAACACAGAAGTACCTAGAGGCTGAAGAAGAATTTACTCACGCTTTAGATGTGCTGGAAATTAAATATGAGAAGAAATTCCAGTTTAAATCTACAAAGCATTGGCGGTTTGATTTTCATTTAATTGAACACCGTGTTTTAGTTGAAATTGCTGGTGGTCCCTGGTCTGGTGGTCGAAAGGGCAAGCTTAAGAATAAAGCATGGAGCCTTGATCGTTACGATGTAGCTGAGGAGATGGGCTATACAGTAGTTCGTATTGAGACAGCAGCAAGGTACCGGATAGATGAGTCTGGACCGCTACAGATGCGAAAGGATTACGCTAGCCAATGGCTTAAGAATTTGAAGAGGCAAATATTTAATGGAACAGATCAGACCATTTCCACCAACTGATTTTATTGACCAAGCTGAAGAAGAGGAAGCAATTCGTATAATTCCAGCTCCAGACCTAATGAATTGGGTGGTCACAAACTTTTTAACTATTGGTGGACCTCTACATAACCCTGATCACGACCATATTGCTGAGCTGCTTCATGATAATGATGAGTTCCTAGCCTGTGCATGGGCTTCATCTGCCTGTATGGCAAAAAAGCGTATGGTTTTAGGTCAATGTGAAAAGGTGATGTTCAACCAAGGTGGTTGGAAAAAGGCACGGCAAGAGCAGCAAATGCGAGATTGGTTCGGCTATGTACCGGTTTACCTCATAACAATTGATGCTAGTTATTGCGACCAAGCAACAGACCGAGACTTTTGCGCTTTAATCGAACACGAGCTTTATCACATTGGCCTTGAACGTGATGAAGACGGCGAAGCTCTTTACAGTGAAATGACTGGTTTGCCAAAGCATTATTTGGCAGGTCATGACGTTGAAGAGTTTATAGGTGTTACTAAACGATGGGGAGCGGACGATAGCGTGAAGCGACTAGTTGAAGTGGCGAAACAAGCGCCGTTTGTATCTGATGTAAATATTTCCAAGTGCTGTGGAACTTGTCTAATCAGTTGAGCCATTTGGCTCATTTTTTTGACTTGTTTCCTTGATGAGCCTTGATGGATTTTGAATAATGGCAAAGCTAAAAAAAGCCGAGCAACTCTTTATAGTTCGGTCACTTGCAGAATTCATGACACCTACTGAAGTTGTTAAAGCTATCAAGGAAACTTTCAACATTGATGTATCACCACAGCAAGTTGAAGCTTATGACCCGACTAAGGTTGCAGGACGTGATTTAAGGAAAGAGTACAAGGTTGTTTTTGACACAGCACGAGAAGAATATCTAAAACAGCCAATTCAGAATATTAGTGGTGCCAATGATATTGTTCAGTTGAGAATTCTAAGTGATTTGCTTTGGGCTAAGAAAAACAACGTGACCATGACAATAAAGATTGTGGACCAGATGCAGAAAATCATGAATGGTTTTTATGACAAGAAAGCTGACCAGGGAAATAAAGGTAAAAATACTCAAGAAGGTCAAACAAAAGCCGAAGTAGAACTCGAGATTAAAAAACTTGAGCTTCAGAAGTTACAGCGTGAAGTGAATCCACCTGAGTACCGTCCACCTGAAGAGGATTACAAACTTGTTTTGAATCCTGATGAGGAGATACCAAATGAGCCAATTCTTTAATCCTCCTGAAGGTTCAGTTCAATTAACGCCAAAACAAGCAAACATCTACTTATGGGGATGGCAAAAAGAAGCTCGCTTTCGTGATGCAGTGTGTGGCCGACGTTTTGGTAAAACTTTCTTGGCCAAAGCAGAAATGCGTAGAGCTGCAAGATTAGCAGCAAAATGGAATGTTTCGGTTGAAGATGAAATCTGGTATGCAGCACCTACATTTAAGCAAGCTAAACGGGTTTTCTGGAAGCGATTAAAGCAGGCAATTCCAGCATCATGGCGAGCTGGTAAGCCTAATGAAACTGAATGTTCAATCACTTTAAGAAGTGGTCATGTTATCCGTGTTGTAGGACTGGACAATTATGACGACCTTCGTGGATCTGGCTTATTTTTCTTAATTATTGATGAATGGGCTGATTGTAAATGGGCAGCATGGGAAGAAGTACTTCGACCAATGCTTTCAACTTGTAAATATGTAGTCAACGGCGTACAGCGAGTCGGTGGCCATGTTTTAAGGATTGGAACTCCTAAAGGCTTCAACCATTGTTATGACACATTCATGGATGGTCAGCCAGGGCATGAACCGGATTGTAAAAGCTTTTCTTATACATCCCTTCAGGGTGGGAATATTCCTGAGTCTGAAATCATTGTTGCTAAACGCAAGATGGATCCGAAGACTTTTAGCCAGGAATATGAGGCAAGCTTTGAAAGTTACCAAGGCGTTATCTTCTATTGCTTTAATCGCTTACTCAGTGCATCTACTGAAACAGTTCATGTAAATGATGTACTTCATATCGGGATGGACTTTAACGTTACCAAAATGGCTGCTGTTGTATATGTTCGCCGTGGGGAACAAATGCATGCTGTTGATGAGTTCGTAAATCTTTTTGATACACCGGCAATGATTGAGGCCATTCAGGAACGATATCCTGATCATGAAATTGCTATTTATCCCGACGCATCAGGTGAGAATCGAAAGTCAAGTAATGCAAGTGAAACGGATCTAGCTTTACTCAGAAAAGCAGGATTTAAAGTCCTTGTGAATAGTAGAAACCCTGCGGTTAAAGACCGTATCAACTCAATGAACAGCAGGCTCTGTAATACCTTATCTGAGCGCAGACTCTTTGTGAACGTAACAAAATGCCCGCACTTCGCTAAATGCTTAGAGCGTCAAATTTATGATGATTATGGGCAGCCTGATAAAAAGTCAGGGTTTGACCACATGAATGATGCAGGAACCTATCCAATCGCTTATCTATTTCCGATTGATAAAAAATCAATGGGAATGCGAAGGATACGAGGGATGTCTTAAACAATGCACCTATTTAGGTGCTTTTTTATTGGTGTATTTATGGCAGTTACTGATAAACATCCGCAGTATATTGCTGCACAAAAAAGCTGGCAGATTATGCGTGACGCCGTTGCTGGCGAAGAGCAGATCAAACAGGAACAGACCAAATATCTTGCTAAATCAGCTGGCATGATTGAAGCAGAAAAGCAGGGTGATAGGACTGGAGAGATTTATAAAGCTTATCTAAGCCGTGCTCAGTATCCACTATGGGTTCAAGACTCACTTCGCACGATGATTGGTTTAGTTTCAAAGCTTGAGCCAAATATCGTGATTGAAAGTTCTTTGCTTAAAGGTCTAATCGATAATGCTACTAATGATGGTTTTGGCCTTAAACAGCTCTTTATCGTATTTGTTTTGCGCTTTTAGTTGATGGACGCTGCGGATTGCTGGTCGATGTAGATGCTAATGGAGTGCCTTACTTCGCCCTTTACGATGCTCTATCTATCATAAACTGGAAAGAAAACAGTATCGGTGGTCGTAAGGATCTAAAGCTGTTAGTACTCGAGGAGCAATTTGATAATAGCGAAGATGAGTTTGGGCATAATACCAAGACCGTCCACCGTGTTTTAGCTATGCAGGAAGGTGCTTTAACTGTCCGCTTGTTTGATGGCTCAAGTGAAGAAGATAAAACTCCTGATCTTGGCGGTAATCAGCTTTCATTCACACCTTTTGTATTCTGTGGTGCCACGGATAATTCCCCTAATGTCGGGACTATTCCGCTTTTGACTATGGCGAAAGCTGCTCTTAAGAGTTACCAGCTCAGTGCTGATTATTATCAATCACTTCACCATACAGCACATCCGCAACCTTGGATAAACGGCATCGACAATGATGATGAGCCAGATATTAGTGTTACAGGTGTGATGGCAGTCTGGAGTCTTCCTGGTGAATCTCAATGCGGTTACTTAGAAATTTCAGGTAATGGCATTGAACTTACTAAGAGTGAAATGGATGCACAAAAGAATGCAGCATTAGAAGCAGGCGCAAAGGTGGTTGATACAAATTCACAGGAATCAGGTGAAGCACGCCGTGCACGTCAAGATGATCAGCATGCAAGTTTACATAGCATTGTGATGTGTGCAGCTGCTGCTATTGAGCAGTCGATTAAATATGCAGCTCAGTGGTTAAAACTGGATTCTTCAAAATATGCATTCACGGTAGAGCCTGAATTTATTGTTCAGCAATACGATATCAATCTTGCTAAACAACTTTATGAAGGTGCTATTGCTGGAAAAAATTCATTCCAGACGTATTGGGAATATCTCGCTACTGGAAAGCTACCAGTTCATGATTTCAAGGAAGAGTTGAAACGGGTAGAAGGTGAGCGAGATAGCATGCCACTTTAGAGGTGTTAAATGGCTTCAGATACTGAAAAATCCTTGATTGAAGTTCTCACTCAGCATCAGGCGTATTTATACCGAGCTTCTTCGCAATCAGTTAATGAATTACTAAAAATCTTCAATGATGAGTCGGCTTTAATGCTGGCAAAGCTTAGAGATTTACTTGATGAGTTAAATGATTCTGAAAAGGTGGCACTTGCTGGCGGCCAATACACAACGACAAACCTCAAAGAGATCCGCGATTTAATTTCTCAATGGTTCGTAAGTGTCAACACAAGCCTACCTGAAGCTTTCGCCGTTTCAGCCACTGCACTAGCTGTATATGAGGCCAACTACACGGCAAAACTATACGGCGGAAAGATTAAACAACCCAATGGAGACAAGCTTTATAAGGCTGCTAAAAAAGTTCCTTTAGTAGGCGGGGCCTTGGTCGACGACTTTTTAACAAAGTTGGCTGAAAGTGCTCGTCAAAAGGTTGAATATGCGATTCGGGACGGGATTAGTTCAGGTAAAACTAATCAGCAAATTGTTCAGCGCATCGGTGGGACTAAGCGCCTTAATTATGAAGATGGCATTTTAACAAGCACTAAATCTGATATCGATAGGACTGTAAGGACGGTTCGTAGTCATGTGGCCAATCAAGCTTATCTTAATAGTTTTAATCAAATTGGCTTTGAATACGTAAAATTGGTTGCAACGTTGGATGGTAGGACATCAAAACTTTGCGCTTCCTTGGATGGTACCGTTTGGGAAATAAACGATCCAGCAAAGCGTGTACCGCCGTTGCATCCTAATTGCCGAAGTATTCTAGTGCCAGTTGAGAAAGATGGTCGCCTTGCTGGAGAACGCCCGTTTGTCATGGATGAACGGCGAGTGAAGGACATTCCAAAAGACGAGCGTAGCCAGTTAATCGGGCAGTTGGATGCAAATACTACGTTTAGAGAGTTCTTCAAAAAGACAGACGATTTCTTTCAAAGAGAATGGTTAGGACCGAAGCGATACAAGCTCTATAAAGAAGGAAAGTTTGTTTTTGAAAAATTCTTTGATCCCGAGGGGCGTTTATATACTTTGGATGAGCTTAGAAAGTTGGATGAGCAAACATTTAAGGAGTTAGGGATTCAAACAAGGGAAATTAAATAATCTTTTTTTTGATGTGATATAAATTTCTATAACTATATT